TTCAATTCCCTTAAAACGTCTGTCTTTATGGTTCGCTTTTAATATTAAATGCATAAAAAGACGAAAGGTGTTATTGTCGGAATACCATTCCCATTCTAAAATCTGTCTGTGTAATTTAATCCATCCACTCATTTTGTAAATTTAGTAATAAAAAAACCCTCGCAAATCCATCGGGTCTCACTTCGATTTCATTACAAGGGTCAATAATTCCTTTCGCTTTATAATGTGAGACCAAGCGTGTACAAATATAACGTATTTATTCCATTAAAGTTGCATCGTTATCCAAAATATTGTATCTACCTTCTGCAATCCATCTTTTAACACGTAGTAACTTGTAAAGACTGGTACAACTGTTAACGTCGTCAATGATGTTTCTAGGCTGTAGTATATACTTTGAGTCAACTAGAAAGACTTGGTATTCTCTAACAACGTCCATGTACTCGTCTTTATTGTATTCCAATAGATTCTTATGTGTTTGGATATTGTGGATCACAGACGCATGATGTTGATTAAAAAGCGAACCTATTTCGTTATAAGTAAGTTCTTCTTTTCGTAACTGGTTCATTAAAAAACATTTCTTGTAGATGTTATGTTTTTGTCTGTTACGTTTGTTTAGTTCGTCGCGTTCAATTAGGTAAGTTACGCGTTCAATTAAGTCGTTTTTCATATTAAAAAAAATAAGGTTTGTTATCCCAGTTGGGTGTGTATGCTTGATAGCTGTTATTAAATTGGTTTTCTCTTTCTCGTAGGCCATTCATTTTATGCCAGTGTATCTTATGGAAGTTTATTATAACATCGTGAACAAGTAAAATTTCATCTGTCTTTAAAATAAACCATTCAAATTGAGTGCGTTTATGTTCTAAATAATTGTGTAACTTTTTTTCTAGATTAGCTGAATATTTCCTATCTGGACAAATGTAATAAGCGAGTAATTCAATGTCTTTGTATTTTTCTTGTATGGTTTGAAACCTAGAATCTAAATTACCAGTAATTCCTATTTTTACAAAGTCCGTGTTTCTACGACCAATCAAATAAACTACTTCTTCTTTCATATCGTTTCTATTTTAAAATGTCCCATGTTAAAGCGACCAGTTTCTATTAAATCAAATTTTTTGTAGTGTGCTAAATTCTTGGAATTAAACACCCATTCTTGGACGATTGTCAATCCGATAATGTAAGTTAGTTTGTATTTCATAACGTTTGATTAAATTTTATTTCACATATTCTTCTGTAAAGGTCTTCATTAAAAGACCCTCGTATAGTTTCTGCTGACGACTTCGTTTTCCAGAACTTCAGCATCCTTTGTAAGTTAAATACCATCGTAAGACCATTCATATTCGTTTCTATCTAGATCCCTCATCTTTTCCAATGACTCATTGTAAAACCAAAGCGTTTGATTTCTAAACTCTTTAACTCTGTCTTGTAGCCATTGTTTATAATCGTCCGTTATTTTAATGTCCCCAGCTTCGGGTTCTGTTTCGTGAAAAAACGTACCAGATAACGGAGTAATAGTAAAATCTGTGTAGTGACTTGTACAATCGTCCGACCATTCAAAGTCGCAAAGAACTTCGTAGTAATATTCTCCGTAAACATATTCAATGTTCATGTGAAAAGCTGACAGCGTGTAGTCTGTTATTTCGAATTTGTGCATCTTATTTGTTTTTAGTAATTAACGCTCCGTATTTTTGTAATACTGGCGATTGAATGTGTTTAGCTTCTGTTTGCGGTGCTTTGTCCGTGTTTGTGTAGTCTGGCTGTGTAAAAGTAAAGTAACCTATTACCGACCAAAACATAGTAAATGCAATAGCACCACCGATAAATTCTTTTTGTGTTTCGTTTAAAGTTTTCATGCTTCCAAAGTATTTAATAAGTTGTTAATAGTTGCCCAACGTGTCACAGCTGAATCTGTAATAGCGTCGTTTGCTCCTAGCTTTTCTAAACATTTTTGTACTTCGTTGTACAATTCTTGTTCTTGTGCTTTAATAATGTCAATCATTTCTTTTGCATTCATGGTAGTTAAAATTAGTGTGCGTTACCGAGTCGCACCCCTCAATTAAATTATTTTACTTGTTCAGATATTTTAATTTTTTCAAAAAGTAACTCTTGTGCTTTTGCATAATCATTTAATTCTAAAGCCCAATTTATTTCATTTTCAATTTGTCTAATTTGGTCTTTTAATAAGTCATTTAATTTAATTGTTTTCATAGCGATTCGTTAAATAATTTCTGTAAAGGTAGTCTATATTTCTATATAAACAATCTTTTCAACAATTATTTTCATTTTTTTTACAATTATTTTTAAAATGCTTGATTTTACTAGGAATTTTTACGCAAATTTTAGACACTAAATCAAAATAGTGGCAAATGTTTGTCAAGTTATAGCCTTATAAAAGTTGACAAAAATAAGGTTATAGCCATAAAAAAAGGGCTACCAACGTTATGGCAACCCTTCTTATAATACAAAAACTAATTTAACTGGCGTAAATATACGTTAAAAATAGAACTCGTTTATAGATTTTTGTTCTTTTCCGTAATTAAAATGAATGAATCCACTTTGTCCAAGCTGAAAGTTTGTAGCCACCCAGTTACTAGATGGACTAAAAGCTGGATAGTTATAATATTTAAACACGTCACTACTAGACGAGTCGAATAAGTATAAATGACTATCGCCTTTTTCGAATATTATTTCGTAACCCTTGTTTAAAAGTTGGTTCGTGTTTAAATACCCTACAATTTTGTTAATCTGGTTCGCGTCAATCTTTGGTCTAAAACCGAACTTTAAGTTATGCGTATCTTTTCCGTGTGTCGTAACAAAGCAATGGTTTCCGATTAGTTCGTGGTCTATAAACAAAGTCTGGTTAGTTACAAAGACATTATCTAAATCGCGTTCTACATAGGTTTTGACGAACTGGTTAACAAAGTAACTAAAGTCGCCAGAGTGATTATCGTTACAAATATTACGCACGTAGATTTTATCGTAGAATGGCGAAAGGTGTGTAATTAACATCGTCTTAAACAAGAATCCAACATCAAACGCTTTCTGGTTACTCATGTTCTGCGGTAACGAATGACCACCACGTGTAGTTTGTCCGTTAAAGCCGTCTAAATAGTCGCCTAAATCAAGTATGTGTAATACGTTAGAATTCTGTTTAGCTAGTGTGTAGTTAATCATTTTATTTAAACGCTCGAATAGTATGTCTTCATTCCATTCCGATGGGTACAAGCTACGACCTTTGTCGCTGGAATCCATTCCTATATGTACGTCTGTAAAAACTAACTTATCGAACTCGCCTTCGTAGACCGTTCTTTTTACTTTTTCCGTGTTTAATTTGGGTGCGTTTTCTAGTAGCTTAACAAAGTCTAAATCAACTTCTTTTCCACTATTAAAACTCGGATTTGCAAAGAATAAACTTGCGTCTTTTGTCTTGATCCATCCGTGCTTAACGTCGTTTTCGTTTAAACCCATTTCATTCGACTTGTCTTTTATCGCGCGGTATTGCTTTATTAAGTCAAATTCTTGTTGATTTAATCTAATTCTAGGCGTTTGTTTTTTATTCATTTGAATAGTTTAGAAAGAAGTTTTAACCTACTTCGAAAGGTTTCACTAATCGTCAGCTTAACAAGTAAGCCTAAAACGAATGCAATGATAACTAAAAACCAACGTGTTTTATATTTTGTTATGTACTTATTTTTGTACTTGACTTTTAAAACGTCAGCTTTTACTAGTTTAGTTTTGTATCGGTAAAGTATTCTAGTCTGGAATCGCGTTTGAGGCACTTTATAAGACTTATAACGAACGATTGTATCTTTTTGAACTACTATCCTTTCCCAATAAATTGAGTCGTTTAAAACGTACGGAATGGAGTCAATAGAATTTATGCGTATTGTGTCGCTGTCTTGTCCACAAGTATAGCCTTTTTTCATGGCTTTTACTACGTGGTAATGAGCCGAACACGAATAAAGAAATAAACTAGTAAGAAGTATAAATAGTTTTCCCATTTTTTTTGGTGGCTTTAAGAACTTGTTTTCGATTGTTCGTTTTTTTGTAGCTAACGTGAACCCATGCTGGATTTGAATCCGTACCGAACTCCCAAATTAACTGGTCAAAAACTAAATTATCTTTTATAAAGTGAAAGCCTTTAGCACCGATATTAACGTCCATAGCTTCAGCCATCGTATGCTGTGAATTTTTCGCGCCACCACAAGCTTTGTTCGTAGCTACAGAACGGAATCCACTATTAATTTTAATAGGTGTATTTAGGTACGCTCTTAATGGTTCGAATACGTTTTCGCATAGAAGTTTAGCGCGTTCTATTTCGAACTCGTTCATTTTATTAGGAATAGACCTAGCTATAGCTGTTCCAGACCCTTCGAATTCTGCTATCGTTACGTGTTTACTTAAGTTCATCTATTTGTTCTTTAGAACGCTTTAAAAATGAGATAAATTTATCCCAAACATTTACGTTTGTTACGCTAAAATAACTTTCGTTTATGCTTTTAACTTCTGTGATCACACAAAAGAAAGTAAACGCTTTAGTTAACACCAAGTCAATAGCTATAAAGTGACCTAAAATGTCAGCTACTACAAACTTTTCTAGTAAGAAAATGAATACAATCGCACCCGAATAAAGCAAAGACTTTGTTATGGTGTGGCTTAAACGTCTTGAACGAATAGAACACCAGCCATTCTTTTTAACCGAACGCCAGATACCGAAACACGTATCTAAAACTATCGATAGCACAGCTATTAAAACTAAAGGTGCAACGGGTGCTAATATTGCAATAGTAGAAATAGCTAGAATGGTTAACTTTGTCTTCATTAAAATACCATTATTTGATTATTGTAACCGTTATCGTTGTAACCACGACCACAGCCACCACCACAAATGCCTACACAATTACACGCGTCAATCATTGGGCGTAAATCTGTATCTCTATTTTCGTTTGATATAAATAAAGGGAATGAATTCTTGTTTGCTAGTAAATAACGAATTAATCTTTGTTCAAAGAAACTAGCTTTTTGTGCGTAGTGTTCCATTCCGAAAGCTACTTCAGCACGTGACACCGAACCGCTGTTATCTCCGAATTGTGTTTGAAGACCTTTGTTTTTAAGCTGGTAAGATAGTCCAAAAACAGCGTCTTCTGCTGAACGCCACGCGACTACTGGCTGAATGAATCCTACTAGCGTTTCTTCTTCGGGGTTTAAAGTCTGTGCGTTATAATCCGAAAGTAAAGCGTTGTAAAACACACTACCTAGAATCGGTTGTACTCTTAAGTCCGCTTGTGTCTTAATGTAAGGCGTTACGTCTGTTACATCTACGTTAGCTGTAATAGGTGTGTTCGTCTTTAAGTAGGTTTCTGTAATGAAATATAACATTAGATAGCTGTTTGTTGGTTAGTTGGTAACTCGTCGCCACCTTCGATAGGTGCTAGACTTGCAAGGGCGCGAACTTCGTTTACTGTCATGGTGTTTAATACTTTGGTAGCTACTAACGGACTCATAGCGTTTAACGCGTCTTGTGTTTTACTTGCGTCGCCTTCTATTTCTACGATAGTTTCGTTAATGATTTGGAAATTCTTAATAGTAAATTCCGCTTTAAGTTTAGAAATAGCTAAAAGTTCTGTAAAGATTTCAGTAACCATTTCACGCAAAGGAATAACAACGTTTTTTTCAAATATAACGTACGCTTGTTTAATGTCTGCGCCACCACCTAAAGAACCAGTTGTACGAACACCCATCAAGATAGGGTCGATTGTGTGTGCGAAACATATTTGCTCCGTGTTTAGTCCAGATGCTTCTTGAAAAAGTTTGTCGTTTTGGTTTGTAGGTATGCTTTCAATCTTTGGAAGTTGGTCTTGTGAATTCGCGAA